TCCGTCAACCGAATAGCTCTGATTGGGCAATGCAAGCGTCTTTGTGAGATTATATGGCTCCAAGTCAGTCCATGCGGCTGTACCTGGAGGATCGTTCGTAACATCAATCTCGTTGAATAAATCGCCGTCGGGAATAAACGATGCTTTTTGAGACATCGTATATACAGTCGTACCACTTGCATTTAGTATCTCGTAGGTGTACTTGATATACCTGCGAAGAATAAATGTCGTAACGGTCGACGATGTGTAAGTATTCAGCACAGAACGCAGTATCATAGTTGACTGTGTAGTTCCTGGCGTGATGATGTTGCCCGATCCAATAATCTGCAAATAACAGATTTCTGTCAGCGACGGATGCCATATAATCGAATCCCATCCAAGGCCAGGCAACGGTATCAGTCCGTTCATGGCACTTGGGTTGGCCTGATAGCCTGTGTAACCGCTCTTGATGTTCTGGTACCCTCCATACGTGCTGGGTGCAAAGAACCCGACAGTATTGAGGATTATGTCTTCCTGGCCGGAACACTTGTTGATGATTTCCGTAAACAAAGTGGCCGGTATGACGACCGAACATTCGGCCACGCCCATTGCAGCTGTAGAGATAGCACTATTGCCGCTGCCATCTCCAACGTAGAAAAACACCGCACCGCTCTGCACGCTTGGCGATGTGATGGCAACGCCTAAACGCATACCTATCAATGAGCGGAAGTTGCGTGGTGCCAGAGGGCTCATCTTAACGAAGAATTTGGCAGTATAAGAACCGCCGCTATAGATGGATTTCGTGCTGTCCAATACCTCAAACGTCGTAGCCTCGTATTCGTTGGGGCTATTGTGGTCATAATGGTTGAAGTCTGTCAAGCGGGCATAATGAGTCTGAGGTACAGGCATGTTATACACCCATCCGTTTCCTATACTTCCGCGAGTATTCAAGTCACTGTCACCAGGATTGGTACTCCACTGGTTAGAGTTGGTGATGATGTTTTTAATGATCGTGTTGAAACTCTGACCAGTAAACGTCGGGAATATAAATCCAAGATTTCTGTTAATGATGTCAGTATCAGACAATGTGCCTGGAGTGTCAGTATAATTATTCAGATTGCCACGTATCGGCTTGTATGGCGAAAGACGTTTGATGCTTCCTGCTCTTGCCAACGTATATACGTCAGGACTACCATTTCCAAGAGCCCGCTGAACATCGCGCACCCCGACAGGTGCCGTCACAACTCCGTTGTTATATCCCATAGATAAGTATAATTTTAATGAAACATTATACCTATCCAGCCAACTTGCGCCGTGGGTTTACCGCATAAAAAAAAACGGCTGCGAGGTGGTAAGCCCCGCAGCCGTTAATAAGATGGATTACAAGTTAAATGGAAGTATCTTCAAGTCAAAGTCCGTATGATCAAACCTGGCAGCAACAATCCGCACATAACCGCTGCCGGATTGCAGATGCTTGAACATCTTCTTCACCTTCCCCTTCTGTCCTGAAGGGTTGCTCATGGTGCCGGCATTCCGAGTACGCAGAAATCTGTTCGACCAGTTGCTTTCCCAATCAAGCCACATCTTGAAACTCTCGACAAGTTTGTTGCTATCGTCATACAGACCTACAAGCACAAACTCACCTTTAATACCGCTCGCAATCTGAATGTCAAACTGGCACTCGTCAGATGTCAGGCGATATTGGAACTTCTCAAATCCCCATGTCACAAACGATCCTATATCAGGCTGCGTAAACACATACACATCACCAGCCTCCTGGCCCTTCAGCTCATCTGCCTCAATATGTACCTTTTCCCATTTTCCCTGTGCGCCAGCCGCCAGCACCGCTGTCAGCATCAGCGCAATAGCCATCAATTTCTTCATAGTTCCGTTATTTTAATTTCACTATGCAAAAATAAAGATAATATCCGAATGCACCAAATATTTCCACAATAAAAAGCCCGACGGTCTGAAATAATTAAAAATCAGATTACGGTTCCAATCAATGAAAATGACCGTCGGGCATAAAAAAACAATTTAAACCTTTTGTTATGAATAATAACTTGCTACCTTCACAGGCCGCCATCGCCTCCCAGCGATTAAATATTTTATTTGCTCCAGAGATTGATCTGACCGCCAAGGCCGATAAACACATCCATCTGTTTGTTTATCAACCCATAGCCACCGCCAGCCTGGATGCCGATGCTGAATCGCGGCGATGGCCGGACGATGGTGTTGGTGATGACGGTCGTGGTCTGCACCTCCGGCATGTGCAGCCGTAAGCTGTCGAGGTTTGGGCGAAAGCCTGACACCCATGCCGTGTAAAGCGAATCATCATACCGCTTCTGCATGATGGGCAATGCGATGGTTGCCGAGTCAGCGACACATGGGGACTGGCTCGCGCCTGTGCTATCTTTAGATGGCACAGCGGTGCCTGTCCCCTGTGTGTCGTTCGGCATTGGTATCTTGATATACACCACCCTTCCTGTCTGTATCGTCTCGGCTGCAACAGGCTCGTGGATGATAGTATCTTTCCACACCGTGTCATGTTTTGTCTCGATGGTCGTTTCAACTTTCGGCCCTCTTACAATCAGCCACACATTCACAGCGATGCTCGCTGCGAGCAACCCAATCAAAATCCAAAATGCTTTCTTCATTTTATTCTCTTTTCTAATTTCCTCAAACAATCCGTAAATCCTTGCCTGTAACAAGCGGCATAGACACCTTCCAACAAAACATGATTCAGCTCAGCCCATTCCTTGACATGCTCCTCAGCATCAATCTCCGATAGCATCTGCTTCAGTTGGGTCTTGGTTTCCAAATGTTCCACCGAAACTTCATGTGGTTTACAATCGATATGATCACCTATTATAATCGTGTTCTTATCCTTACGAAGGATATTGTCACTGGTTTTAATCATAAAACCATTCTCTGTCTTTTCTATAGTAATTTTCATAATTCATTTATTTTTATTCCATGCATTTTTTGCTATTATTCCGACAAACTCCATGATGTTAAATCTGGCGTTGATGTCGGCCTGTTCTGTCATTACATAGAGGTTGCGCCCGAAAGCCAACTTGAACTCTTCGTAGGCCCCAACGGAATCCTGCCACCCGTTGAGCAGGTAGATGGCATCGCAACGCTTCAGCAGTTGCAGGTCGTACCAGAGTGTCAGGCGATAGCCCACGATCCGATACAACCACGGCCAACGGCACGCCCACACCCTCGCGGGATTCACAATACGGATATTCCCCGCGTCGCGCAGTCGCTCCTCGGCCCTGAAGAATGCCTCAATGTTTTCCTTCGACACCTTACCAGTCCGTCGGTCGGTCATTGGCCCTGAGATATAAATCCTCGCGTTTCTTCCATGCCGCTCGACGTGCTCGTCGCAAGCCTTGTTGAACTCGCGCTTGGCATCATTTAGTTGATCTTTACTTATCGTTTTCATCACTTACCGATTCTAACTTACGCTTTTCATAACCAGCCTCAAAGAAGAACTTTGCTTGTGAAATAAAAATCTCCTTAGTAATTTCTTCCACATCTTTTAAGACAGACCAACGCATTTCAATTAATTCATCAAGGTTTTTCTCTCTCTGTACCTTTCTTAATTCATTGAGACGCTTGGCGAAATCCAAATCATCCTCATCAACATCATTCATGTTTCTGATATATGCCATCATGTCTTTGATTGAGTAATCGCCTTTTGGGGCAACGTCTTTCTTTCCATCAAGCCAGTCGAGGTAGATAAGAATAGCTTTCTGTATCGTATCGACCTCAAATTCTGACTCATGAATTATATCTTTAAGATAGCACCAGTATAGAATATCTCCATGAAATTTGTTAAATTCCAACTGCATGTTATATATTATATGTTCTAATAAAATGCCTCTTGGATTTAAAACCATTGCATCACCATGCTTGCCAATAAGCAAAATAGGCAAAGTCCAAGCCAATGGCAATTCATGTGGCTTATGCCAAATGCTTTTCTTAAAGTTTTCTTTTATACTTTTATTGTCTTCCATATTCGTGTAAATTCGTTCAATTCGTGTTCGTTAATCACTGCTCCATCGTGCCTTCGCTCAAATCGAAGCATGTCAGCAACTCACTAATGTTTTATAACTGTTTGTATATACTCGCACAATTCTTGCAACTGATCTTTATTAAGGGTTGTAACAAGGCATTCGTTGTGCCTCAGTTCGTAGTCGTCTGTACGGTATTCAATCGCAACCAGTTCAAATTCATCCGTAAACTCTTCGCAGAAGTAGTCACGGGTATGGTTTTCAATAACAAGTTTTGCCTTTATCATAAATCTTTCTATTTTAATTCCTTTACTGCTCCACCCGCCCTTCGCTCAAATCGAAGCAATACAGCGCGTCGAGCAGTCCGTGAATGGGGTCTATTTTGCCCAGATGCCCGGTGCCCTTCACTATTCGCCTGATTGGTGGGTCTCCCTTGCTTTCCACAGCGGCATTGCCGAAGCACCAGGGCCACAGGGGATTGTCCGAGAAGTGCATCCACTCGTCTTTGCCCAGCATCTTTTCTTCCATTTCGCCGATGCGGGGGTTCTGCGTCATGGCGGTCTGCGGGACGGGGATGACCATTCGCTGAATCATGTCGGCAATGTCCTTCGACGACATCGTGCCGCGCTTCTGGAATAGCGTCTGCAACCACGCCTTCAGGTTGTTGATGGGCGTAATGCTCTGGGCAGGGTCATAGCCGAAGAAATAGATGTTGATGCCCTTCTCCACCAGTTCCGCGATGCGGTTGATGGCGTAGGTCGAGTCGAACACCTCACCAGGGCAGACGTGCAACCACCCTTGCGCCACCCATGCCTCGTATAGCGGACGGTTCGGGCTGTCGTTCATCGTCTTTTCGAGCACCCAGCAGTCGGTGTCAACAAAGAAACGCCCCTGCATCGTTTCGCTCGGTAGCCAATCGACGGCCATATAGGTGAGTGCGAAGAGGTCATCACCTGAAGAAAAGTCCATGCCACAGAACACGTGCCAACGCTCGCGCCCTTGGTCGTCGATGAATCGGCAATCGTCTATGCGCCTGCCATCGGTCTTCTGAAGCAAGCGGATGCGGTCCCCCGTGATCCACTTCGTCACCTTGCCTGACTGCCACATATTGAAGTCCTTCGTCAGCACCTCCTGCTTGGTGTCCTCGGTGCCGGTGGCGGCATCATGGAGTCTATCTCTATAATACGTCGGTTGCACGGTGATGCCGATGCTTCGGTTGACTTTCTTAAATAGCTCCGTGTTGTCGAGTTTCGACAAATCATCGGTTATCTCCCATTTGTCAAGTTCCAACAAAAATGCACACCATTTATCTTCTGGCGTGCGGATGTGTGAGCCGAGTGGATAGCGCATTTCATTAAGAAGCGATGCCTCCACCTGCTCAATCTTCGTCTTGTACGGGCCTTCTTTGATGCGTCCGGCGGTGGTGGTGTGCAGCAGCAGCTTTTCACGACGCGGACCGGTTGAGCCCCAACACGTATCGACTGCCGCCTGCATGTCGGAGTGGGCGTTGACGTAGCCCGCCTGACCGTGCTCGTCGGCGTGAACCACCGAGGCGTAGAGTCCGTCCTTCGAGGTCTTGCCCGCCGCCATGCACTTGATTTCGCCCTTCATCGGGTGTCCCGGCTGCCAGTTCAGTCCGTTGCGCGTCATGCGGAAGTATTTGCCGCCCATGCGGTTCGAGCACGTCGGATCG